CCCGCCGGCGGCACGGTCTCATGCCGCCATTCGCTGGCCTCGGCCAGCTTGCGCAGCAGGGCCAGGCTCTCCTCGCGATTGCCAGCGTCATAGAGATCAACGGCGCATTTGCCGAGGGTGTGACGCGTATGATGATTAAGCATATTGACAGATACTCCCGTGCGATTCGTTTCTCGCCATTATCGCATGGGTGTCTGTGGTAAGTCGGCCCCAGAACGCGAAAAACCCGCCGTGCCTTTAGGGGGTCACGACGGGTTTTCCGAATCAGACTCGGTCAGTTGCCGTAGTTGGAAATAAACCGAAGTTAAGGTTTAACGCGGCGGGGCAGCCGAGTCAATGCTATCGATCGCGCTACTTGCATGGCCAGTCCCCCCGAGCTGCAACTGCGCCAGACAACGCATCTATAGCTCCCTGTGCCGCGTCGGCAAAGGTCTTGCCTGCCGACATCCCTTTAATGCCGGCGCCTACAACCGTGCCAAACCCTACGCGCCAATTGCCGGTAAATTTCATAACTGTGAAATGCCCGTCGAACTTGGCGTTGGCGATGCTCTGAAGCGTATCGAATAGCTCAGCATCGCTCGCCGGGCCGTATTCATGCTCAATGCAGCACTCACACATCGATTCCCAGGCTACATTGACAAAACGAGCCAGATCAAGGCTTGAGGCCGCCTTCCAGCGCACAGTAAGCATGCCCTTGTGATCGTGGAGACTCACCAGCTCGCTGCGCAGCCGTGCGCCAAGGCCATCCTTGCTCGCGGCCGTGAGCGCTTTTTGAAAAACGCAAAGCATCCTATCGAGCCGGTTTGTTTCACGATAGCAGCCGATCTTTACCCAGGTGTCGACGAGATCGTCGATGGTCTCTATGCCGCTGCGCAGCATAACCTGGAAGTCGCGTTCGCCTTCAATTTCCTGCATTACTCACCTCAAAAAGGAATGTGACTACCATTCATAGAATGGTCTCGCTTGACATATTCACGCTCCAAGAATTTCGGCAGCGGCTTTTCGTCAGTGAAAGACAATTCATAAAAAGAATGATACCGATAGGTGCTCCTGTCAAACCAAAGTCCAACCTGTCCCTCGAAATCCCCATTCCTTTGTTTGGCTATGTTGCAGACGACCCCTGGGATTCTGCATAGTTCTCGCGCCTCTTCACTGTTGTCGTCTGGACTAAGCTTGCTAATGTCCCTCTCAAGGTCTTTGTTTCTCCACACCGTGATGACATTGGCGGCATTGCTGCCAATCTCGGATGTGCCCTTCACGTCCTCGGTGTCCGGCGCCCCGTTTTGCGACCCCCCCTTGCGCGAGTGGGCCACCAAATGCAGATGGACATCTTTTGCAACCGTCCATTCCAGCAATTGGAAAACGGCCTTTTCCTGCCCGGAGTAATCGTCGGCGGCAATGCCGAGCCGCATTAGGCTGTCCACGATAAATTGGTCGCAGCCATATTTGGCGTAAGCATACTCGAAAATCTCGATCAGGGAGGCTGCGCCAGCCTTGCCGATCTTGTCGTAAACCAGCAGACCGGTCTCCAGCCAGCGCAGGGTTGCGTCAATATACTTCTCGGTCGGCTGATCGATGCCGCCGGCTTGCTTGCACATGCGGCGCAGCGTCTGCGCGCCCTTCATCTCCAGACTGGAGATGCACATCCGACTGCCCTGCTTGACCCAGCTCACGGCGCAATCGGACAGGATCTGCGACTTGCCGGCGCCAGTCGCGCCGCTCCACAGCGTCACATCCCCAGGCCGAAAGATCAGCTTATCTTTTAGGGCGCCGTAGGGCATCTGGTAGCCGACATGCACGCCCTCCTTCGGCCAGAAAAGGTTGATGACCTCTTCCCGAAAATCCGTTGGCTTGCGCAGCCCGTCAGGGTCAAGGTTGGCTGCCTTGCGGATCGCCTCATCCATGGTTCCCTTGGGGACGGCGTTCAGCAGGCACTCGTTTCCGTCCTTGAACGGCATGGAGACCCGATAGCACCGATGCCGGCCCAGGCGCGCTGCAATCTCCCTGGCGGCATCATTGCCGCCCTTGTCCATGTCGGTTGCGAGGTAGATTCGTTCAAAACGCTCCAGGCGCTCAAAATCGCTCTCGATCCAATTCTGCTTGCCCTTGTCGCCTCCGCCAAACGGGATTGACATTGCCGGCCAGCCATAGGCCGCCCAGGACAACGCATCGATTTCGCCCTCGGTGATCACCATCTCGCGGGCATTGGGATCGATCGCCTGCCAACCGAACAGCACGGGCTCGCAACCGGACGCCGTTGGCTGGGGCTTCGCACCGCTCTCGGTCAGCCGAAACTTGGCCAAAGCAAGCTCGCCATCGGGCAGCAGGAAATGGAATATGATCCGGTTGCCCTGCTCACCGATCTTGTATTTTTCCAGGATCTCCAGCGGTATTTTGCGCTCACGAACGAGGTAATCCCTGACGGCCCCGACAGGGGCGTTGCATTTGGGGCGGGGCGGGCGGGTGAAGGTTCGCCTTGGCCGCGAAATAGGCTCCGGCCGCGCCATGCCCAGCCAGTCCCGCGCGGCGCAGATGGCCTCGCTCAGCGTGACCTTGCGGGTTTTGACCCAGAGGTCGAGCAGGTCGCCACCTTCACCGGTGCTGAAATCCGACCAGACGCCGGCCTTGCCGCCAACGAGGTGCACGCCCAGGCTGCGCCCCTTCTCGCCGTCGATCGACCCAGCCCGCCACTCCGCGCCCTCCTTGACGCCGCGCGGCAAAAGATATTCCGCCACAGCTACCGCATTTGAGGCGAGCGCCTGCTTAACGCCGATGATATCGTTCATGCGACAAGACGCTGATAAGCCTGTTTATATTTGCCTCCCATGGCAGCTCCCTGACTATGAGCGCCGTTGCCGTAGCCTCCCTCCAGCAGGCGAATGAAACTTGACCTCTGACAAACAAAATTCAGATCGGCCTTGAATGGCTTGTCGGTTTGTCCTCGCAGGAACGCTGAGCGCTCGATGTTGAGCATCGCCTGCCTGAAGCCCTCCAGGCCGCCGGCATCCTTGACCCGCATCGCAAGCGCCTTGGCTCGCTCCTTGTCGAAAACACGGGCAGTTGGCAGGCCGCATCTCTTCGCCGTTTCGTTGTAAATCGCGAACGCCTCCCGCGCAGCGACCGACGCGGTAAGCTTTGCCGGCTGATCACCTAAATCGAGCTGAAGCGGGTCATTCGGCGCAGCCGATGACGAATCTCCGATAGGAGATCTTTCTTTTTCTTCCCTTCTTACCTTCTTAGATTCTGGCCCCTTGCTGGCCCCTTGCTGGCCCTTGCGCTGGCCGTCAAGCAATTCTTCCAGCTCAGAAATTGTCTGATAAACGTTGTAATTACATACAGTTATGACGTTTACCGAATTTCCCTTTGCCTGCCCCTTTGCTGGCCCCAAAATCTCTGGCATACCAGTTGTCGTTTGGCGCGGCTGAGATGTTTGGATCATCCCGTTCCTGGCGAGTTTTTCCATAAAATAGCGGACCTTTTTAGCGGTCCAACCCCATCTATGGGCGAGCCAATCGCGGGCGCCGAGAAGTTGCCCGCGCTCGATCAGAATGACTTTGCCCTTGTTGTTGACGGTGCGGTCCTTCCATCCGGCCTCCATGGTCAGGTCGAGCCAAGCCATGGCCTCGCAGACAACGATGCCGCGCGGCGTGCCGTCTTCGTTCAGGAAGCCGACCACGGGGTGAGAGCGGAGGGAGCGGTAAGCCTTAACCCAGTCCTTGGAGGGGTCTATAGTGTGGCCGATCGCTGTCATGCGCACCCCGCAAGCTGGCCACCCCGGCGCGCGGAAACGCCCGTCAAGCGGCCTGGATTTTTAAGTGGAGATTTTGTGGAAAGGGCGCGAAATTCGCGCTTGCATGAGCCCAACGGTTGGGCTATTGATTGTTTCACAGACGCCCTCCTAGGGCCGCAGACGCAAAGCGCCTCGGTTTTAGTGTCTGATACGGCCCGGTCTGAAGCTTGCTTGGCGGCACCACTTCTTCCCGGCTCTCACCCTTCCGATTTTGCAGCGGACCCTTCGGGGTCCGTTCGCGTTTCGGAGGACTCTCCTCTTCTACGACGAACCCCAGCGGTTGTGCAAGGGGCAAGTTGGCGAGATTTTTCCTTGAACCCCAGGATAGCCCCGTGTAAGGATTATCGCGGGGTCGGCTACTTCTCCGTCCTCACATTCCTAAAATGTGCCCGCGCCGCATCGCCGTTATCTTCCAAGCCGGCGATGCGGCGTTTTTTGCTTTCAACGCTGCTCGTTGAGAATCTCCAGCTTGGCAATCTCCAGCGCGCCTATCGCGGCGGCGGCCGGCAGCCTCCCAGAATACTCATAGACTAGCGCCTTGATCCGCTCCGCCAGCTCCCCGGCGGCGGCCTGGACGCTCTGCCCGCCGCCGGTGAAGACTTTCAGCTCGAAGGGAGCGCTCAAGCGAACGCCCTCTGCTGCTCTTCCTCGGGGATCAAATCCAGCAGCACCAGCCCGATATAGCCGCGACCATTGGGCGCGGTGCCGATGCGCACATTGATCGAATGCAGGAACTTGCTGCGCGCCATTGGCTTCAACTCCTCCATGTCGCACCAGGCAAGATAATGCTTCCAGCATTCATCCTCGGATGCGGTGATTCGCAGATCGCTGGTGCGCTCGGTGCATTCCTCGATCCAGGCCACGGGGCGGCCGGGAAGCTTGTTGTTGCGCGGCTTTTGCTTGGCGATCTTCGCCGGGGGCGCCGACTCTTCGAACATATCCGAGGCAAAGCTGGGCAGTTCAGCCGCTGGGCGAATCGGCACGATCTTAGGCTCTGGCGCGGGTGCGCGGGTGCCGCCGTCAGTCGGGGGAGGCGTGGATGGCCTTGCCGGGGCCACAGGAACCTCGTCAGCGGCGCTCAGCCGGTCGCGGATGTCATCGAGCCTG